GGATCACCATTGACACTACCGGATGGAGCACGGGAGCATCTGCGCCGGCTATGACGCCAGAAAAGAAGTACCTGTGGAATTATGAGACCCTGACCTATAGCGACGGGAGCACGGAAGATCTGGCGCCTAAAATCATCGGCGTGTACGGTGACACGGGAAAAGACGGCAAGGCAGCCCCGTCCATCGTTACCATGACGAAGCAGTATTACCTGTCCACGTCAAGCACTGAAATGACAGGCGGAGAGTGGGTCAGAACGCTGCCGGAATGGACGGCAGGGAAATACCTGTGGTCACGCTGGTGTACCGAGTGGTCAGAACCGAACCCGACCCTGCTGACGTATTCAGAAGGAATCCTGGAAACGACCTGGAACGAAGTGCATGAAACAGCAGCTACTGCAAATACGCTGGCAAACACAGCGAAAAATACCGCCGATTCTGCGTTAACCAAAGTCGGGGAAGTCAATAGCGAGTTAGAAACAGCCAATCAGGAAATAGATGCTTTGCAGGCAAATCTGGAAACGCTGTCCAATGAAATGACGACCAGCTACGCCAAGAAAAGTGATCTGACGCAGATCAGCACAGATCTGGGAACCCGGATCGATCAGAATGCGGCACAGATCAGTTCAACGGCAACGAAAGTAGACCAGGTAGAGATCAATGCCAGCACGGCCATTTCCGATGCGGCAGCAGCCAAGACAGTAGCCGATCAGGCGCAGGAGGCGGCCAATGCAGCGCAGACAAAGTATACCGAACTGAAAAACAGAGCGGATGCGACGGATGAAGAAGTTGCGGCGGCTAAGGCTGCAGCGGATCAGGCCCAGGCAGATGCTACAGCCGCAGGAGACGCGGCGGCAGCGGCACAGTCCGCAGCGAACAGTTTGGCTGACCGCGTGACGTCGGCAGAAACCAACATCACCCAGAACGCCAATGCCATTTCGTCGTTGGCCACCAAGGTCAGCAAAATGCGGATCGGCGGCCGAAACTATGTTATGGATTCAATGGATCCGCAGGTTTCGACTGAAACGCTGGTAGGCAGTTACGATCTGTCTGAAGACTGGGAGGTGGGTGAAACCTATACCCTGTCTTTTGAGGCTACCAAAACGGCCGGAACCTTTGCAGCATACCGTGATAATGGATATGCGATGATTCTGGATAATCTGGCCATTAACGCAGATACTGGACGCTATGAATACACATTCACTTGTCCGGCGGCATATGCCGGCGAACCGGCGCAGGCTGCCAATGTACTGACCATTCACAATTTGCCAGCGTCGGCAGCGCATAACTGCACTGTGCGGCTGGTAAAGCTGGAAAAATCGAATACATCATCTGATTGGACGCCAGCACCAGAGGACAATACGCAGTTTGTCAACGAAACCATCAGCAATGCGACCACAAATATTTTGCAGACCGCGGAAAACGTTACCATTTCCATTCTGCAAGGGTACACAACAACAACGGATCTGGAATCCTATAAGGAAGAAGTGCAGAACTTGTTTAAGGCAAATTCAGACGGATTTCAGTTGGAATTTAACCAGCTGGAGGAACGGATCAATGATGTGGGTAACGAAATCGTTGAACGAAACCAGTTCATTCGTTTGGAGCAGGGAAACATTATCATTGGCAAATCGGACAGCCCAATACAGGCGAAATTCACTAATGATGCGCTGGAGTTCAAATATAACGACCAGACTGTTGCGAAGTTCACCAACGAGGTGCTGGAGGTGCGAAACATCGCCGTGCAGAACCAGATTCGATTTGGGGACAACTGGGCAATACGTCCGGGAGCCCATATCGAAGGCAAAGGCAACAATTTAAATGATGTATGGATCGGAGGTTAGAACAAAATGGCTTTATCAGCATGGGTAGAATTGTCACTTTCGTCGCAAAGCGTGAGCGGAAACTATTCGGATGTGTATGCTAAGTTTATAGCTAAGACTACCAACAATACACATAATGACAATAACAAGTCCGGATACATTAAAGTAAATGGATCTCACTACACAAGTTTTACTCACAAGTTGCCCAAGACATCAACGACCATATTGTGGAGCGGTACGATCAGGGTCTATCATAACAGTAATGGAGCCGGTTCAGTTAGCGTCTCTGGTGGCTATGAGGCAAGCGTTGGCGGCTATTCTACAATAACAGCATCGAATTCTCTGACACTGCCGACAATTCCGAGAGTGTCCGATTTGTCGGTAAATAAATCAAGCGTCCCAGCTGACGAATCCACTACGGTGATAGCTACGGCAACAAAAAAATCGAGTAGCTTTACGGATACGATAACGGTAAGTCTGGGATCATATAGCAAAACAGTAACATCCGGGACAGCGTTCACGATACCGAAAACATGGATCAACGCTATTTCCGGGACGTCGGCAACAGCAACAGTGACGGTAACGACTAAATCCGGCAGCACGACGATCGGGAGCAAATCTGTGAATCTGACAGTAACAGTTCCTGATAGTGTTGTC